GCTTTGCGGGAGCTGGATGACCGCATCGCGAAGGCACAGAAAGACGGTACGGCGCTGGCCGCATCCGACATCAAGGCGGCGCGAGCGGCCATAGAACGGCAGTACGAAGACAAGGGCGCCAACAAGCCCCATACGGACGACAGCGCTACTCGCCTTCTTGCCGAGTACGCGCAGGCCGAAGCCGCCTTGCGCGGCCAACTGATCACGCAGGAAAAGCTGGGAGCCTGGGAAAAGCGCCGCCTGGAGTTCGAACAGCAGATTTCCGACCTCAAGACCAAGAAGACCCTCACGGCAGACCAGAAGAGCCTGCTTGCGCAAGAAAGTCAGTTGCGCGTGGCGTTGGAAAAGAACGTCGCGGCCGAGAAATCGGTACGCCTCGCGCAAGAGGCGGCGCGCGTGGAGGTCATGCGCGCCAGCCTGAGTTCGTCCCGTGAGGTCGAACAGCGCCAGTACGACGACCAGTTGGCCGGCATGGGAATGGGCGACCGCGCGCAGGAAGAACTGCGCGCCCGCCAATCCATCGTGCGTGACTACCAGCGGCAGCTGGACCAGGCCACCCGCGATAACACCTTGGGCAAGACGTCGGACGACACGTACAGGGCCGAAACGGCTTTGCTTAGCGAGCATCTACGCCAGCGGATGGAGATGCAGCAAGCGTACTTCGACAACGTGCGCAAGGCACAAGGGGGCTGGAAGAACGGCGCGAAATCCGCGCTGGACAACTACCTAGACTCGGCCGCGAACGTGGCGGATCAGACCAAAGGCATGTTCTCCAACGCCTTCCAGGGCATGGAAGATGCCATCGTCAAGTTCGCAACAACTGGCAAGCTCTCGTTCACTGACTTTGCCACCTCGGTCCTGGCGGATTTGGCTCGCATTGCCGCGCGCCAGGCCATCGTGGGCCTGGTGGGCAGCATCGTCGGGGCTGCCGCTGGAGGGATTACAGCGGGGGCGAGCTATCAAGGAATGGGCGGCTCGGCTGTTGGCAGCGTCGATGGAATGGCCGGAGTTCCGTCGTCGTGGGGATCGGTAGCTGGCGCGCGCGCTTCAGGTGGGCCCACAGCAGCGAATTCACTCTATCGAGTGCGCGAGCTTGGCCCCGAGCTGTACTCCGAAGGCGGGGAGACTTATCTCATGTCTGGCAGCGGCGGCGGGTTTGTCACACCTTTGACGAAATCCGCTGCGCCTACTCCCTCTCAGCAGGCCCCTCGGGTGGTCATCAATAACAACGGAACACCGCAGGACTACGAGGTCGAGCGGTTAACTCGTGATGAAGTGGTGTTGATTGCACGTGATCAAGTTTATGCGCAAGGGCCGCAAATGATGGCGTCCCAACTAGGCAGAGCGAATTCCCGTGCATCCAGCGCTTTGACGAAGAACTTTAAGACTGAGCGAAAGCGATGACCTATCCAGTTTTGCCATTCCTACCGATTCAGTCCGGCTATGGTGTCAAGCCTGGAGACGGCACCCAGCGCATTGCATTAGATGGGGGCAGCGGCCGCTATCGCGCCGGCTTGCGCGGCACTCCCCACATGATTACGGCTACATACGCACTGTTCGGTGAAGAGTACGACGCTTTCATGGGCTTTTTACGCAACATCGAGCGCGCCGGGGGCGAACCTTTCCAGGCCGATCTAGTGATTGACGGAACCCGAAAGCGCCGCTATGTCGCTCACTTAATACCTGGCAGTGCTAGCGCGTCGATATCCGGAAACGTTTTCACAGTATCGGTCACTTTGGAGGTTGACCGTCTGCCTGACTACGACGACGCGACCCTGGATTATTGGGGGTCGCTCGTCATGATGCTGGCCATCTACGGCAGCATCCCGGCGGCGAAGGAAATACTAGATCTGCTTGCCAAGCTGGCAAACGAGGACTTGCCTCATGCTTGACGACATCGACTCGCAATACATTGACTTCTATTTCGGTGCACCCCAGAGCATGGCCGAGCTGGAGACGGTGGAAATCTCCCAACCGAGTTTTTCACAAGTTTGGCGAATTCAGTCGCATTACCGCGAGGGCTTCTGGGCGCGCCTGGAGTCGGGTGAGTTGGTTTTCTGGCAGTACGTGCCCATGCAGCTGCGGCCGCTGGGCGACCGGGGAAATCTGGATTTTGGGATCTCGGTGACCCTGGGCGATCTGGGCGAGATCCTGCCCGATGAGATCAATCGCGCCAGGCAGGCCGGCACGCTGCGCACCATCCCGCCGACCGTCAGGTACAGGGCCTATCGATCGGATGACCTGGAGTCACCCATGGTCGGCCCAATCACACTTCAGGCGTGGAAGATCACCAGGAACCGCGACGGCGCGCAATTTGACAGCACGGCGCCGCAAGCGAACGCCACGAAAACCGGCATGCTGTATCGCACCGACCTCTTTCCTATGCTGTTGGGGTACCTGTGAGCATCGACTTTTTGCTGGGCAGGGTCTATGACCGGAAGACCAACAACTGCCTGCACTTCGCCGCCGACGCTTGGGAACATTTGACGGGTGACCGGCGGCTGCACCAGGTCAAGGAAGAAGATTTTGCAGCCGGGCGGTTGTCGACGTTGTTCCGTGGCATGCGCAAGCTGTCAGGCCCTTCTATGTTTCCCTCCATCGCCCTGATGGAAACGCTTCACGGCGACGCCCATATCGCCGTGTG